CCCGTATGCTTTTTTAAATGTGAAAATAACATTATCAATTGAATCTTGACGCTGCCACCTTGACAACTTCTCTAAGGAAATCATATGTCCAGATTCTTTTGTGGTGAGGCAGTTTGTCTAGCTCATCCAAGAATTGGCTCATAGCTGATTTTTCAATAGTGGTGTTGAAGTCGTAATGTGGAAGATCCATCTCAATCGGTATCTTAAGCTCATATGAATGTCTTAGTTTAGGTTGACCTTGCCTTTCAGAATTGGACCTGGCTAGATAACCTGAACACTCATCATTGCTTTTCTTCCTCAATGAGTTGGCTAAAGAGTAGTTCACTCTCTCTAAGGTTGTTGATGTGGAATGTTCATTTGTCATGAAACTAGGTTCAGACCACACATCATCTTCGTCAGAATCAGAACCATCGTCTGGAGGCTCATCTGGAGGATTCTCTTTAAAGAAATTTTCTATGTCCTCAAAAAGCTCCACTCCAAAAAGGATATCATCCTTGTTATCAGTTGTTATTTTTAGGTCTATTCCTTCAATTTGTGTTAAAGCGTCAACTTCATCAACAATGTTGGAAACCTTTATCTTTTCAAATGGAAAGGAGTTGTCATTTGTGTCAGGGAATTTCAAAAACAAGCTATCATCACCTGCCTGAGATTCAATCCTCTCTTCATCTTCGTAACCCACTGGCAGTCTCTCTACTGTCCCCAGATTAATTGTTGTTCTGAACTGTATGGAAGAATGGCATAGTGGCATCACTTTGTGGTTCCTGTTTCTGTTTGAGCTGGCTTGTTCTGTCAAGCACAAAAAAATCATCCCATTTTCCTCAAAGAGAGAGCAGAAAATTAAGTCCTGTTGATCATTTAGCATGACATGGGAACAGGTATCACCTTTTTTTGACGGTGTAGGTTTGTTCCCTGAGAAGACAGTGTACTCATGATGATATTTCCCAGCTCTTTTTGTGATTATCTGCAGATATCTGATTTGGTCATTGTCCATCTTCACTTTGTACCAATACTTTACTCTTCCTTGAATTTTAATAATTGATGACATGCTCTGATTTAGTCTAAAATCTTTGTGTATTGAAAAGCAGGGTAAGCGTCCTCTGTTTTTTCTATACTCCACAACTTTTCTATTCACCTCACACAACCTGCTTATAATGTGACATGTGCTAGTGTAGCTTGTGTGCCTACCTGACAGCTTCTTGCCATTATGCCAGCCTATTAGATCAGTGATATTGACATGACCTGTGGATGTTTTGTAATTGCCTCTAGATTCATCTCTTGACATGAGTTTTTGTTGGGTTACCAAGCTATTGTATTTTTTTTGACTCTCATGAAATCTGTCATGAAGGTTTAGATTCTTAAGACTTACTTGTTTCTCCATTACTGAGAGCGAGTGTCTTTTGGTGACATTAGAGTCTTTAAATTGAATCTCGTATCTAGGGCTGTCAACCATGGATTGAATTTTAGAAAGGGTGTTATCATTTTGACTCATACCCTCTAGAGAAGCATCGCTTTGTATAGTGGCCCTCATCCCCTCCACAAAATTAGATTTGAGTATCTTAACATATATGTCATCATGAATGTCTGTGTCAAACAAACAGAATTTGTATTTTTGGTCTCTTTGAGAAACATTTTGATATTTGTGCATTAGTGTCTGTTCAATTTCCAAATAATCCAGAGGATGGTAATCACTATGACCACCCAGCTCTTTAGGAAGATGATCCAACTCATACCTAGCCATCACTTCCTTCACATGCTCTTCAGTTACATAGGACTGTATCTCTCTCTTAGACCATATTTTCCTAGGCAAAACAGTTAGATCTGTGATAACAAGTTCAGATGTTAGTGACTTAAGGAAATCCATCTTTCTTTTGCATATTTCTCTAATACCTGGAATGTCAGTTGGGAGGACTGTTATTTTGAAGGATTCTGATGATATGTTGGTTTCACTCTTTCCAACAGACTTCACCATGCTATCAAGTTCTTTGCACCATGTCTTTGATGTGTTAAAAATCTCCCTTTTGCTAACCCTGTTTGTTCCAATTGTGTTGACCATTAGGCTACTATTTGACAAGAAAAGAGGAGCATCCAGAGGAACTTGTGAGATGCATAGTCTGACTGATGAAGAAAGGGTGCTGGACGCCTTCTCACTCCTGTTGAAGCAAGTTATGAGGCCCTGAATCATTGAAGATGATTTCTTCCCTATACCAATCTGACTGAAAATCTTTCTGTCCAACATTCTGACCTGCTCTCTCAGGATTCTTTTGGATTTTGTGTCTCTCTTAAGCATGATGAGTGACGATCGTGAAAATTTGGGAACCACATTTCGTATGTTAGATTCAAGCACCTCCCCATCATCGTCAAACATCACTGCTATGTCTTTGCCAAAGTCTTCCTCATCAAGAGACATCAGCTGCAAACTAGTATTCAATTCATTCAGCTGTATGTCTATGGAAGTCTCATAATCAGAGTTGCAGAGGTAGTTAGATGCTAAAGCCATGTATTTATTTCCACAAGAATGATATGCTGGTTTAATGAGAGGCAGACCTCCCAACTCTAGAGGCAAACTAAATATTTTTTCATTCACGTCAATGACCAGTTGTCTGCTCTGAAAGAAATCTAAGTGCATGCACATATTTATCAATTGTATCCAATATGCTCCCACAACAGAACCCTCTTTCCTCAGATACTCTTGACCCTGAGACCAGCACCTAAGGGCAGATAAATATGGATCAAAGTCATGACTATAGTCAATGAATGTCATTCTACTCTTTGCATCAGGATTGTAAATTCCAAAAGCTGTCATAAATATTGAATTAAACTCACAGAGAAATCTTGAAAACACACTTTTGTTCATGTTTCGAACGAACCCAAATAAGGACATGACTTTTTTATGTATCATTAAGAGTCTTCTGCACATTTCAGTGTGACTATCTGGCTGTGCATCCCAGTCCAGCACATCCATACCAATGTTCTTCACTTCAGTTTGCTCAGAATCAGAAGGCAAATCATATCTTGCCATTCTAACACTATCATCTGATGTCACAAAGGAGCAAATTTCTAGATTCACAGACTTGCACATATGCTCAGCTATATAGTTACTGGCCCTTATGCAGTCAGAATGCCCTACAGATGATGTACAACCTCCTAAGCCTTGCCCCATACCATCTTCAAAAAATAAAAACTGTCTTGAGAAGTTACCATCTTCTTTTGGTATGTTTGACATCATGGTTCTAGATCTTGAGGATACATTGGTGTTTCCATAATCCACACCTTCCAATATTGGCTTATTGTCTTTTGTAGATGAATACAGATTATCAGGGAATTTGAACACCTTGTTTGAAAAGCATTTAAAACAAGATTTAATCATCTTCTGCTGATTGCTACCCATTTCCATTTTGAAACACGTATAAGTATATAAGTCTGGAGCTTGCTGACTTGGACCCCATTTGCTGCAATCCGCATTATCAAAAATATGATCTTTGCTTTTGAGTGTGTTTTTCCATGATTTTTCAACAATAGATTCCTTCTCTGGGTGTTCTATCAAATTTGTGTAATCATCATGCTTATGCTCCTCTTTTTTTATAGCCCTAGCCATATCCTCAAATATAACACAGCAAATTCGACCAAATGCGTTTAGGACTGCAATTTCTCTTGGCCCTATCTGATCCTTATGAACCATCTTACACACAATGGTCATACCCTTACAAAGTCCATAGGCATAAATAGGCCATAGTGTGTCTGACATCTTAGCTAAGGTCTCAACATCTATATCAGAGACTGATCTGGTCATTTTGTCATATTCTACAGGATCAAATTTAGATTTAAGAATGTCTTCTGTGACTGGCTTTCTGTGCATCCATTTGCATGCCTTTTCTGCCAAGTCCATAATTGTTATGAAGCATCTTGAATTCTGTGTCCTGCCAACCGTCACTTTCTTCTTTTTACCTGTATTTGGACCCTTCTTTTCAGTTATTTGTATAGACTCTTTCTTATAAGGGGTTGATCCAAATGAACAGTTGTCTGCAACGGAGCCTCTATTGTTCATTGTGCTCCTCACACTAGATTCACTGATCACATAATCCAATTCATAAAGTTTACTAACCAAATGATGTATGGTGTCGTCCTCTCTGAATTCCAAGCTTGACTTTTCAGATAAAGATAGCACAGAAAGACATTGGCAATAAAGCATGCTTATGTAACATGAGTTGAAAATTCCTGCATGTCTATGTTTGAAAATGGTATGCTCAACAAATGA